CGGAGCAACTATTAATAACATGAATTTATATTGTAATGTTTCCGCACTTCCGCCCCTTACTGTAACTCCTATAGAGAGACAGTATTTTGGACGGACTGTTAAAATTCCCGGCGATATGGTTTTTGGGGATTTATCAACAACCATTATTCAAACCGAAGCAGGTACACAACGTGCTGACATTGAAGCGTGGATGGAAAATATAAACAGTCATCTTAGCAATGTGAGAGATACAAGTTTTGGCCCAGAAATGGGATCAGAATGGTCAACTGGAAAATTAGCTCAATATGATAAAGCAGGCACTAAAATTTTAGAAGTAGAATTTACAGGATTGTGGCCCACGACTATTGCTGAAATTCCACTGAGTTATGATACAATGAGTGACATCGAACAATTTGATGTTACTTGGGCATATCAGCATTATAATATTAAGGGTACTGGAAACATCACAGCTTTCCCCGAACAATAAAGGACACACATGGCATTTAAAGTTACAAATTTTAAAAGCAACTTGGTGGCAGGTGGTGGTGGAGCCAGACCGTCATTATACAAGATTGATATCAATTCAACCACTTCAACATTAAGTTTTTCTGATAATGCAAATATTCTCGTAAAAGCAGCAGCATTACCTGCTAATAATATTGCACCTCTTCCAGTAAATTTTGGAGGAAGAGCTTATAAATTGAATGGTTTTCGTACATTCGACAATTGGACAACCACAGTAATTAATGATGAAAACATGGAAGTTCGTCAAAAAATTATGGAATGGATGCGAATAATGTCTGGTGAATTTGACGGTACGAGAGATGCGAATCATTCAAAAACATTTATGGATGGAGATGCAACTGTTACGCAAGTAAGTGTAAAAGGAACCGATCTTCATACTTATAAATTTTATAATCTTTGGCCAACAGAACTTGCAGAAGTTCCTTTGGATTGGGCAAGTGATGCAATACAAGAATATACAGTAACATGGGCATATGATTATTGGGGTCATGGGACATCTTTCTCATCTCCAACAAGTACAGTTAATGCATCAACTGGCCCACGCTAATATTTACGTAAAAATGAATGGCTTTCGCATTAACAGAATTCAAAAACAATCTAAAACAGGGTGGGGCTCGTCCTTCCCTGTTTTCAGTTGAAATACAATACCCTCAGGGCCTTCCTATACCCCCAACTCCAGCCAGATATTTAATCAAAGGTACATCTATTCCTGCATCTACAATTGGCACCCATGAAGTATTTTTTCATGGTAAGGCAATTAAAGTAGCAGGAGATCGTACTTTTGACACCCTAGATACTACTATAATAAACGATGAAGATTTTGGTATACGTTCTACTCTTGAAAAATGGATGGATTTCATCTCAGATCACAAACTAAATAAAAGAGAGAAGAGATGGAAGGGTCAGGGAGAAACGGCAGAATATAAAGGTGAAGTTGTTATTACACAATATGGTAAAGATGGAAAACACTTACATCACTATCATTTGGTGGGTGCATTTCCATCAGCATTATCTACAATCAATCTTGATTGGGGAACACAGGAAATTGAAGAATTTACTTGTACTTGGACATTTGATAGATGGATGCCAGGATCAAGTCCACATCTATTATCAGCAGAAGTGACACATGGTAGAGATTTACAGAGACAAGCACCCTTGGTCAGTACCTTACAAGATTAATAAAATTAAAAATAGGAGTTAATTATGGCATTTGAAATTTTTGGTTTCAAAGTTGAAAGAAAAAGTCAAGAAGCAGCAGGCGCTAATGTTCCAGCATTTACACTTCCAGAAAGTGATGATGGTTCAATGGTGGTATCTGGTGCTGGGGCCTATGGCTCCTATCTTGATATGGATGGACAATATAAGAATGAAGTTGAACTAATTCTCAAATATCGGGAAATAGCTCAGACTGCTGATTGTGAAGTTGCAATTGATAATATTATAAATGAAGCGATTGTAGTTGATGATACAAACCCACCAGTACAAATAGTTCTCGATAAAACAAATCTCACAGATGGTATTAAGAAAAAGGTTCGTGGAGAATTTGAAACTATTTTGGATCTTTTAAATTTTAATAATTATGGTCATGATATTTTTCGCAGATGGTATATTGAGGGAAGATTGTACTATCATATTATGATTGATGAAAATGATCCAAAACGTGGAGTTGTTGAACTTAGAAGTTTAGATGCTACGAAGATTAAAAAAATTAAACACGTTAAGCAAGAAAAAACTGCTGATTCACAAAAAGTAAAAGTTAATGTTATTCCTGTATATACTTACAATGAAGCAGGATTGGATAAAAGATCTTCTCAGGGTCTTGTGATTTCTGGTGATAGTATTGCATATACTACTTCTGGTTTATTAAATCCTCAAAAAAATACAGTAATGTCTTATCTTCATAAGGCAATCAAACCATTAAATCAATTGCGAATGGTAGAAGATGCAGTTGTTATCTATCGTATATCACGAGCACCAGAACGCAGAATTTTCTATATTGATGTAGGAAACTTACCAAAATTAAAAGCAGAACAATATATTCGTGACATCATGACACGATATAAGAATCGTTTAGTATATGATTCTCAATCTGGTGAAATCAAAGATGACCGCAGACATCAATCAATGTTAGAAGATTACTGGTTGCCTCGTAGAGAAGGTGGTCGGGGAACAGAAATTACTACACTTCCTGGCGGAGAAAATCTTGGTCAATTGGAAGATGTAGAGTACTTTCAACGAAAAATGTATAAAGCAATGCACGTTCCTGTATCTCGATTAGAGGCCGACTCTGGTTTCTCTCTAGGAAGAGAAAGTGAAATTACAAGAGATGAATTACTTTTCAACAAATTTATTAGTAAATTACAAACAAGATTTTCTATTTTATTTGATGAAATAATGGAGAAACAGCTGATATTGAAAAATGTTATGACTGCTGCCGAATGGTCAAAAGTCAGAGATAAAATACATTATTCATATACTTCAGATCATTTTTATACTGAATTTAAACACCAAGAAACCATGACTCAACGTATGGCTCTTGCTAGAGATATGGAAGATTTTGTTGGTAAGTATTATTCTAAAGATTGGTATAGACTAAACATTCTTAGGCAGTCAGAAGATGAAATTGTAAAACAAGATGAATTGATTGCAAAAGAGGCAAAAGAAGATGCAGAAAATGAAGGTGAAGGTGGTGAAGGGGATGAATATTAAGGAGTTCTCACCTTATAAAGTTTATAAATATTAATAGATAATTATTGGAGATTAAAATGGCAGAACAACAGACACAACAAGATTTTAAAACAGTAGATATTATAGATTTCGCAATGCAAAGTAAACCTACAAGGGTAAATGATGCATTTGGACAATTGATTTCAAATAAGGTGGTAAATTCACTTGCGAGTCGAAAACAAGAAGTTTCTGCTAAGATGTTTACAAATAAAACAGAAGATCCTGCAATAGAAGAACCAACGGCAGAGATTCCAGTAGAACCAGAAGTAGAAACAACGGAGACACCATGAAACTATTAGCAGCAAAAACTGCCACAACTGCTACAAATTTAGGATTAGGTAAGGCTACAGCAGTTGCGGTTTATGCATCAGCGATTACAATCATAACTGTTATAGATTCGGATGGAACGGAAGCTGGGACAAACGGAACTACTGTAGGTTCTATCACTTTGCCTGCTGCTTCAGTAACCGTTATTAATAAGGATTCTGATCAATTTTTATTGGCAAGTGTGACAAACGGTACATATACAAAAATTGCTGGTGGTATAGTATAAGATATGAAAACATACAAAGAGTTTAGAACATCAATAGGTTTTCCTGTTAAAGAAAGAAAAGTAGAAGAGGTAATACGGTCAGAAAAACCTTTGAAAGAAGATGTTGTAGATCAATTAAGGTCTGTTGTAAAAAAGAAAAAAGAATCGGATATTAAGTTTAAAAGTGGTACATCGGTTCCAATTGACCCCGAATCTGCAAATATTATTTTAAAAACCTTTGACACACTAAATAGTTCTAACAAGAAAAAAATGCAAGATAACATGAACAAAGATACAAAATCTTTCTTAAAAATCTTGGATTTTGCATTCAGTAACGCAAAATAGGATAA